CCCGTGCTGGTTTTCAAAGTCGTTCGAGAAATTCCGATACAACCTTCAGCGTCAATAAATGCCGCCAGACGTGCCCACTTCGTTTTATCATTCGTCATCTTGGGTCTTTCCTCCGTCTCTGCTCGGGTGAGCCTTTGACGGATATAGTCGGATTTTTAGAACATACGCCAACGTTGTTTAGCGTATTCACCGATTGTGGCGGTGGTTGTCAGCACGCTCACGCTCAGAGAAGAACCGACAGTTCCTTCGGTCGTCTGATTCGTGTTTGCCGCTAGGGGCACATACATAAACATCTCATATTGATTACCCGACTTCATCGGGAGATCGAGACGCTCTGCACATGCAACGAACGGCGTTTGTGCCTTCAAGTTCTCACGGAATCTTTTATCGTACCTCTTAAACTCTACTACACTCCTGCGGACTTGTCAATCTGCTCAATCTCAGTGTTCCGTGAAAGTACTACGATATACTTCACCGTGGACTGGGGCAGGTTGGAAAGCTGGTTGCCGCTAGGAGAAAAACTCATATTGCTTTACCTTTTAGGCATTGGCACGTTGTCGCCGCCTATCATCCACTTCCTTCTGGAGGCGGTTGACTAGTCGCACGAAGTCTGGATTTCTCGCAGCCTTCTTGTACTGATCGGCAGACATCGCATCAATGTCAGCAAGAGTCGTAGAAACCGTCCCAGAGTTTGGAGAAACCCCGGCGGCTGAAGACACTCGGTCATTCAAGCCTGACGGTACTTGACTATGTCGCTTTGCTTGCACTGGTTCGGGCACGCTAATCCGAGCGGGCACGACCACAGGTTCCTGCGTTTGCGGAACCACGGTTTCCACGGGCACAGCCGGAGGCTGCGACACGGGCATCTGTTGCACAACAGGTGCTTCATTCAGCAATCCCGCTGAACGAAGTTGCGAACTAGCTAATTGAAAATTATCGACGGTAGGTGCTAGCTGGTTCTTGAACATCCAGTCCGTCAGAGTTGTTGCGTTCTCCTGATCTGTGGCGTTGTCGCCGGTCAGGAAGTTTTCGTTCTTTGCGAACGAAATGAAATTATCTTTGGCCCGCAGTTGCAGAATCTCCATCTGCTGTTTGTTCAACTGCTCCCGCAATTGTGCGGGCGGAACACCGACAGCAGACTCAAGCAAACGGTCCCGAGCAGAAGCGAACTTCTCCGGGTCGCTCAAATCCTGAACCAAGTTGAACCGCTCATCGGCGGTCAACGTGCGTTCTTTGAACTCAATCGCACCTGTGAAGCGTTCGGCTTCGGTTGGGATCGCCGTGGACGGCACGTTAAGCCGTGCTTCACGCGATACCTTCCGCAACTGGCGTAGAATCGAATTGTTCTGTGCGACCAACTTGGTCGTCAGTTCGTCTGGCGTGTGGTACTTGATGACTTGCTTGCCGCCCATCGGACGATTGAACTCATCCAACGGCTGATACTCGTAAGTCAATTCCGGCGTGGCGACGGGCACGACGGGTGCCACGGGTGCTTCTAAGATCGGCGTTGCAGCGACCACAGCGGGCTGGGTGCCGGGATACGTGCGGCGAATCAGCGGCTGGGATACTGTCGGTCTGTCCGGCATCGAAGGGTCGAGCGATTCCCCTTCCGGCTGAGCGACGGGTGCTACGGCCTGCGGTTTCTCCAAGAGAGTTTTAACCTCCGCACAAAACGCGGGGTCTTCTAACTTCTTGCGGTAATCCGCACTTGGCATGTTGTCTAAATCTTGCAGTGTCAAACTCATATCTCCTCCTAGATTTGTGCTTCAGGCGTTGTAGCGAACTCTTCCACGTACTGCGGAATTTCAGGATTCTCGGGCCTACCGATACCTGATTGGTTGTACGCATCAATCGCGGTCAACTCTGCGATGCGTTGCATCACGCCCGAGTAGAACATGCTCGCGTACTTGACCATGCGATGAGATTCGAGAACTGCTTTCTCATCGTCCGAGTTGAGCAATCGCACATTCATCAAGCGGATTTCTTCCTCCATCAGTTGTTGAATGATGTCGAACCACTCCTGCTTGACAGCGGCACACATGATAGCGAGTTTCCGCTCGTCCAGCTTGAACGAAGGCTTAAACACATTCGTCCCGTCTGTTGGCTTAATCATATCTCCTCCGAGAAATCAGTTCAGCAGCCCCTCGCGGGCACCTGCTGTGCGTGGTTAGTTCTCGTTCAGGAACCAACTCTCCTGTGGGACGGAGCTACCGTCCCCAAGTGTTATACGACTGTGGGAAGCTGCCCTTGGATGCCACCCGCACTAGGTTCGCCCTCAACCGCTTCACTCAATCCGCTAGCTTTCGCCGCCTCGCGAGTGATGTCGCGTTTGATTCGATTATCCGATGCTTGGTCTTCCAATTGCTGCTTCTGTGCGAACTTCTGCTGGTCGCCTTGCTGCTTCGCAGCCATCTGCATCTGCATCTGGGCGGCCTTTGAGTTCGCATCCCGCTTCGCCTTCATCGCTGGCGTCATCGGTTTGATGATGTCGTTCTTGTTCTTCCACTCCGAGGCTTCTAACCACATCGTGATGATAGGCTTGTAGTCGATGTACTCCTCGTTGATGTCAGCGAGTGATTGCTGAATCTGTGGGTTGTCGAGAATCTGCGTGAGCATGACCATGCTCTGTGCCATCGTCCGCTTCGCAGCGAGCGACGATCCCGCGAGAACCTCATACTCGATCTGGGCGTTGTGGAAATCCTGAAGGTTGAAACCACTCAGGAAATCTCCACCCTGCTCTTTGCCGAGGATGTGGTAGATCGCGGAGTCCGACATGACGTTGTAAACGATCTTGTCGATGACACCGAGGAACGGCTTGAATACCTGCTCAATGAAGTTATCGAGCGGGCCGTCAAGACGTGTGGCACTTGCCCCTGCGAGTATGTTCGCACCACCAGCCGTGCGGCCCATTGAAGACCGGGGGCCTGCGGAAGAACCCTGCACGAGCATCTGGTCTGCACCGGACGAAGATTCCGTAGCCTGCTCAGACTCCTTCAGAGCCGCCCAAATATCGGCGGGCATCTTCGGGGTTTCCAGCAGCTTGTAAGACTTCTCGACATCAGTGACAGACATGATCTTGCCGAGCCCGGTGCGAATGGTCTGCGTGGGTGCGTTGTCTTCACGGTTGCGGAGATAAATCGGGTTGACGCCGTAGCTCAAAATCTTGAGAATGGCGTTGATGGTGCCTTGGTCCACACGCTGGTTCTGGCCGACGATAAGCCCGAGGCCCATGCCGTAGAACGCACGCGGACGATTCCACCAGTTAGCGGACAGGAACGGAATCTCTTTGAACTCGTTCTTGCCGCAGAAGATGACCTTCTCTTGGTTCAGGACCATGATCTTGCGGCCACTGTCCCAATACTCCAGAATCTCCAGCTTGACTCGATGTGGGTCGGGGCTGACTTTCTGATTATTTCTTTCTGCGTGGTGAACGACGCCCTCGACATAGGCCGCTTGCTCTGTCTCCAGAGTTTGGGCCTTCGGAGGATGCGTCCAGATTTCATTCATCTGGACGAGGGTTGGCAACTTCCAACCTTTGATCGCGTCACCTTCCTCACCGTCTTCTATGGCCTGTTCAATGGCCATTCGCAGATCGTTGAGTTGATACCAATCCATGTAGCGGACATCGACAACCCATCCGGCCTTGCGGATATCGCTCACGCTCAACTGCGGGTCTACCAGAACTTTGTCTAGCGGACGCCACTCGAAGAACGGAAGCGGAATCGTGCGGATGTCTTGCGTGATGTCAGGCGGTGCGTCTGTTGGCAGCACTGTCGTCGCACCGACCGTCGCTTCGTCCCCGTGGGGGATGCTCAGTGTTGTCGCCTTACGTCGGTAGGTTATGACTTCTTTCCAATCATATCCCCACTTGAAAATGCTGGTGCCGAGATGGGCCATCTGCTCAAGGCCCCACTTAGTCTGGGTCTTGAACTGGCATTGGTCCATGATGAACGAGAAGATGGAAGTCTTCGCGTCAATCACCTTCTGGCTTGTGCCCGGACGCGGGCGTAGTAACATCGGCGGATCGTCGTAGAACAACCCCTTGTAGAGTTGTGGAACGACCGCGTTGCAGACCTTCGCGACCGTAAACCGCTGGACGTTCGGTTCGAGAACATAGGTGTTCTCGTACACCGTCATCGGGCGGGGAGATTGATACAGGAGGTCAGCATCACGCCACAAAAGGGTCCACTGACGATTGGTGATGAAAGCCTTTGCTTGTGCAGCGGACTGCACGACAAGGGCGAGGTCAACGTCGATGGTCTTCGTCTCCCCATCCGCTGTGAAACTTGCTGCGGTGATCTGTGCGTTCGGATTCCCGTCTGGGACGATGCCGATTCCATCCGTGATAGCTTCAGCCATGATGTCCCTTTCTAGGAGAACAGATCAGCGAGAGGATTTTGAGTCGCCTCGTATGCCTCTTGTGCAGCTTGCTGGGCTAGCTCACTCGGAGCCATGTCAGGAAACTCTAATGCGGCGTTCCTCGCGTTATACTTCGAGTACTTGCCGTCGCCGTAGGTCTGGTCGTAAAAACTTTTCATCTTCGGATCGAGAACGTAGTCAGAGGACGCCGTCGTCAGTCTTCCTTCGATCTCGGCGTAGGCTCCGAACTGCTGGACCAAAATCGCCAATGCGTCCACGATGTCATCGTGCGTACTGGCCGCCGTTCCAAACTTGGACAATTCTTCGTACAAGTCTTCTAGGCCGGGGCAGGTGTTGATGAATCGCATCCTGTCGTCGCCAAGAAGCCGGAGTACTGGGCCTGCTTTGACCTTCTTCGAGTTTGCCTTGCTGCCTTGCCCGAGCGGGACCATCTCAATCGGAACGCGGACTTTCAGCTTGTCCATCTCGCGATAAACTTCTCGCTGGACATACTTCTCGGCCTTGCCCGTATCCTCGATGCAGATGCGTTTCGGACGCCATTGCAACGCGGTTGCTGCGATCATCGCGGGGAGTTCAAACTCGTTGAACTTACCTCGCTTCATGTCGATAATGTAGAATCTCCCGCCGTAGATCAACGCGGTGATGATGACCGTGTAGTCCGCCCACGACTTAGTCGAGTAGGCAGTGTCTACGCAAGTGACTATCATTCCCGTGCCGGGGAGTTCGACTGCGTTGACTGTTCGTCGAATCAAGAGTTCCCGGGGGAACTTAATGACGTGCATCTGTGTCGGATCATTCAGATATTTGATCGCGAACCACGGATCGGTCTTGCGGAGGTAGCGGAGTTTCTCGTAGGTTAGTGAATGCGGATTACCGGGCTCATTGAACCAGAGGTCATAGTCACTCTCCACCATTTCGTCTTCGATCTTGCCGAGTTTCCTCGCGAGGTCAGTTGCCCACCACGCGGCTCGGATGTAAACCTTCATCGGGAAATCTTCGCCGTCTAAAGCATACTTGTCCCGGTTCTTGATGTCTTGCCCGTACGTGTCCTCACTGTCGTACCACGTTCCGATCTTGTCATAGAATCCGAACGGGTGCAGAATAGCTCGGTCAATGCTGACCTTCTTGTTGATGTTCTTCATCCGGTCAACGGTCTGGGAGTTTTCTTCCGTGACCACGTCGTCCAGTTTCAGAACGCATACGTGCCATCCAGCAAGGTTCTGTTCGATAGACGCGGCGAACACAGTCGTCTCTTTCTCGACCATGCTGATTGCGGGAGTCTGGTACTCACAACTCTTGCCATCATCCGCTGGGATGCAGTGCTCGGGGAACAGCACTTGGAACAAACTCGGCGTGCCGTCGTTCATACGGCGGGGACGCAGAGACTTCTTGCCGAACAGATCAGCTATCCCGCCCTCTTCGAGCGTGAAGTGACCTTTGATTTCAGAAACGAAATCATTGGCGAGGGAGAGAACGCCTGTCAACACAAGGATCGTAACTTCAGGGTAGCAGATGATCCACTGGACGCAGTCGGCCATGTCGATAGAGGACTTAAACCCGCCACGCGGAACGAGCAAAAGTCGCTCTTTCTTGTCGATGTACTGTGCTGCGAAATCTTTGAACGTTGTCAGGGTCGGATTCTTGCGGACGAAAAACTCGTTGCAGATTTCTTCATGCGTGTTGTGAGTCACCCCGTCTGTCCAGATGTACTCTCGGTCAGTCGTGTCACTGTACTTCTCCAACAGTTTGCAGAGGAAGAACAGGTTGGTTTGAGCCATGAATCGGTAGCGAGCGATCATCTTCGCGTCTTCAAAGCCGTACTGCTTACAGACCTTGATGAGTTTCTGAAGGTGCTCGTCGTTCAACCGCTTGATGCTCTGTGCGGCCAGTACGTCGATCTGTTCCCACGTTAGATCACGATGCTGGAAGTTCTTGTCGTTCTTGTGATGCTCGCACAGTGCTTGCAGTTGTTCCGTCTTCACGACTCCTCCAATAAGTTGTTATGCGGCTGCGGGTGCTGCGGCTGCGGGCGGGGCTCCAGCGGCGGGTGCTCCCTCGGGTGACGGTGCTGCTGTCATCGGTGCCGCATCGCCTGTCCCTGCGTCATGGGCGTCCATGTGGTCCTTGACTTCATTC